CAAAAAGACAAGACAAAAACAGGGAAGTCTGGATCGTTGTTAAGCATGTCAATGCTGCCACTCTCATCCACATAAACTATGAAGTCGCTATACTCCATAAAAACATCCTATTATTCCAATACTTGAGTCAGATTCGTAGTTTACTTCTCATTTTTCTCTGGGAACATTGGTTTACCTAGCTTTCCTTCTTTTACCAACTGCACGACCTGCTCATTAGTAAGCACAGGAATAAAGACTTTGTCGCCAATATCTTTAGAAAGAATCTTTACTTCTTCGGCTGTTAGCACCAAAGCTTCACCATGTTTCGCAGCATCATTGATGCGAGCAATAATCTGGTTGATTGGTAGTTTAGAGTTGTCCATAAGTCTTCCTGTGATTAATGCGAATAAGGATGTTCTTGTCTGTGCTGACTTGGCGGCACGATATCTGTAATAGCGGTAATACTTTCAACTTCATCCATGTCAAAAGATAGGCGTTCGCCACCATTAACAGCCAACAAACTCAAAACCCCACCATTTATTCCAACAAATTCCTTAATTGTGCAGCGTCCATCCTTTAAGCACACTTGTACAAATTCAGTTGGAACCGGTTCAGCATCTGGATCGCAAACTACATACCAGCCATTACGAATTGCTGGAAACATTGAGTCGCCAGTGCCTTTAATACCATAGGCTCTTGGACCCGCTGTATGAGTTGGAACATAACCATCACCACCGTTACCTTCGTAACCCATATCTGTGAAATACCCATCCATACCCATCTTTGAATAGGCTTTAACAGGAACGTATCTTTTTTGAATAGGGAAAGGCTTAACTGCGGTTTGAACAAATTTAACAGCATCTTCATTATCTGGAATGTTGTACTTCTGCTTAAAAGCCTCAATATCTAGAACGTTTAATTGTGCGCTACTGCCATCCATTGGTGTGGCAACCATTTTATTACTTTGTCCAGCAAGCCAATCTTTGGAAACACCTAAAAACTCAGCAGCTTTAACTAAATTAGACCCCTCTAATTCTTGGGTTGGGCCATTTACCCATAGTCCAACATTAGCTCTGCTCACACCAGCAAATCTAGCCAACTCAGTATTTTTGAATCTTTTACCAGTTTGAGACTCATATTGCTTTATAGCTAAAGACATTCGCTCTTGAAGAGTGCTCATAGTGTAAATCTCATGGCTATTGCCATAAACAAAATGTAAAGAAATCTTAACTTTTCGATTGTAAAGCTTGCTAAACTTTTTACAGTAAAGTAGACTTGACAAAGCAAAGTCGAAATAAGGAATAAATATGCGAATTGAGATGAAAACATCTGATGTTTTGGCTCGGTTCAATGCGCCAAAAATCGCAAAACTCTTAAAAATTAGCCGTCAAGCAGTTTACCAGTGGGGTGAATTTGTACCTGAAGCTGCTGCATTTAAGTTGCTTGAACAAGAACCAACACTACCAGTTAAGAGGGTGTCATGAGTCTTGAGAAAGAAGATCTTCGTTTGAAGATGCTCCCAGACATGATGGAACGTTTGAGATTGGTCTCTGATGTACGTGGTAAAGACTATGCGCATCAAGCTGTAATCCTCTTAGAGAAAGCCATTATGGGTGAATATCATGAGGTTAGCTTAATGCTTGAAAGAGCTGAAAAAAATAGGAAGAAAAGGGAGCGTTTAGGATTGGTTGGGAAACTTGGGGTAAACCCAGAATCTCAAATATTAGAAATTAAAAAAGCCTGATCTCGTAAATCAGGCTCAATGTTCAATCGGAGCAAACCATATGAACTATTCAATATTAGCAGACATTGAACTAAATCGGAAGATTAGTTTGTTTCAAAAAGCGGTTGAGGCTTATGTGCTTAATCGAACTCTCGAAAACTCTATGGCATTGGCTAAAGCGAAAGCTGATTTAGCTGCATTTGTATTGAGAGGTGTTTGATGGGTGCATTGAAGCAGGCTGAAATTATTCCAATTTCAAAAGGTAGGGACAAGATGACAGACAAGTTCGAAAAGGGCTATGTGATGTCTAGTCGTCTTTATCGTAGTGATGTGCGTCCATTTCTTAGTGATGCAGCACGTAATGTGTATGCTGAACTGGAAGACCGCATCAATGGTTTTAAAGACAAAACTACTGATTTTGTAAGTTACTCTCAATTGCAGGGCGGCAAGTTTGAAGGTTCTAAAAAACTAAGCACCACTACAGTTCGTAAAGGCCTAAAAGAATTAACCGATTTAGGCGTTGTAACTGTTGTTAGTTCTGATTCAAGAAAGGGTAATGAATACAGAATTAATGAGGTGTCATTAGTCGAGCACTTTAAAAACTGCAATACCACTTTAGAAAGTAAAGCACTACAGAAAGTAAAGCGCGAGCACTTTACTAACGAAAGCGCCAGCACTTTAGAAACTAAAGACACAATAGAATTATATAAAAATATTTATAGAGAGGAGAGCACACAAGAAAATCCAGTTGATGAAGTTCTGAATATCTGGAAACCAGATTTACAACAATTGAATTCTTGGATGCAAAGATCAGGTTTACCAAAAATCAATCAAGCTCAAGTTGAAGAATTACTACTTGAAATCAATCCTCACTACGAAAGCAAAATTCACACTGGCGCAGTAACAAGCACACAGATGTATTCAAACTTTGTGAAGTGGGTAAAACGTGATTTCAAACTTGTTGAAAAACTTTTCAAACAAGCAGAACAAAACAACACTCAAGCAATCAATCCTGAAAATCTCAAAACAGAAATGGGGGATTGGTAATGTCGAATATTCATAACATCCCTATGGAACAAGCAGTTCTTACAGCATTGATGACTGTAGACAAATCATTTGATGTTGTAAGTAACGATCTTGATGTTGAGTGTTTCTTTCCAGAGCGCCATAAGCAAATCTTCCAGGCTATTGCTGACCTTGCTAACGAAAACAAGCCTTATGACTTCGTTATGGTTGAGCAGCAGCTTAAACAAAAAAACGTAATTCATTTGATGGGTGGTTCTGAATACTTACTTCAAATGAGCAGCGAAGCGCCTTCAAGCTTTTACAACCTGGAGTCTTATGTTGCAGAACTAAACAAGTTCAAGGCACACCGTGAAGTTGAGCATATCGGGCAAAGCATTGCAGAGATTGCTAAAGACTTAACAATCCCTGATGTTCACATTGCAGCAGAAAGCATCCTGGATGGGAAGAAAACGTCAAACGATGTTGAGAAGACTAGCTTCACATTTGAAGAGGCTTTGAATCGTGCTACAGATCGTTTAATCCAAAAGGCTGAGGCTAAAGCTAACAAGCAGTACACAGGCGTAAAGTTTAACTTAACTCACCTGGATAACCTTGTTGGATTAATTCAAAAAGGACACTTCTGCATCGTGGGTGGTCGTCCTGGTTCAGGTAAATCAACTCTAGCTCAAATGTTAGTTATTCAGACAGCAGTGCGATACAACGAGCCTGTATTGGTTGTATCTGCCGAAATGGATGTAGAGACATTCACAAACCGCTGTATCTCAGCTTTAACTCAAATCCCTTATGACAACATTCATAACGCTGAATTATTTGATGGGATGTTGGCTCAATTTGCAGATGCTCAAAGACGATTCAGTTCTTTGCCAATCCATATCGAAGATAAGCAAAAGCCGACAATTGCAGAAATACATTCTTGGGCTCGTAAAGCTAAGCGCAAATACAAAAGACTAGGATGCATCGTTATTGATTACCTTCAATTGGTTCGTGACCCAAGTAAGAAAGACCGTTACCAGGAAGTAAGTTCAATTAGCCGTGATTTAAAAGCACTTGCTAAAGAGTTTGATTGCCCAGTTATCGCATTAGCTCAGCTTAACCGTGAGTCTGAGAAAGGCAAGCGACCTAAAGCATCAGATCTAAAAGAATCAGGTCAGATTGAACAAGACGCAGATCAAATCATCCTGGCGAATCCAATCATTGGTGAAGACGACCTACCGTCAGGTGTCACCGAATTAATCGTTGCTAAAAATCGTCATGGCAAGAAAGGCGTAGTTCGCGTTATGGACCGCTTAGATATCTGCCGTTTTGTGACTATTCGAGAAGAAGGAATGGCTGCATGAAAACTTTAAATAGAACAAAGAAATTGAACTTTGATGAACAGCTTAGCTTACTCGTGTTTGGCTGTCATGCATCAGCGCCTTTCAGTGTCAAAGACGTGAAGGAATCAGTGTTTGATTTCAATCGAGGAACCATCTACAGCAATCTTCAAAAATTTGTTGAATGGAAATATTTCGAACGTGTTGGGAAAAATCATTACAAGGCAACTCAATACGCAAAAGACATCCTGAATGTTAAAGGGGAGCTGAAAGCATGATCGAATTTGTAGATTACACATCAATGATGAAGCTCCGCAGAGATTACAACCTCGGCACTCGCAATAAAGAAACAAGAGCAGCAGCGAACCTCTATGAGAAATTAAGAAAGCTGAAAATGCTAGACCAGTTTAAGCAGGAAGCCATGACAGGAGATCAAAAATGAGATTTGAAAAGAAGTTGATCTATGGTGTCGGAATCAATGATTGGGAGGCAATCATGACGAAACATGACTCAATTAATCAGGAAAGATGTGACGGAGAATAACAATGAAACCAGAGCAGTTTATTCGTGAGTACGGGGTGGAGAAGGCGCGAGAGGTTGTTGAGGGGGCGCCTGAATGGGCTAGATATTACAGCACGATTGATGGCGAGTATTACTTGATTGAACTTGGGGCTGTGTTTCTTCCCGATCTAGAACGATTAGTTGAGTCACTAGACCGCTACAGAAAATTTGAAGACAGGCAGGAAGCGCTAGATGCAATCGATGAGGCTCCAGAGGGAGCGACTGATTATAGAAAGCTGAGCTGTGGCACGCGATACATAAAACAAGGCCCACGATTTTTTGAATATTGGAATGGTTCTGAATGGTGCCGTCCTACAGTTCCATTTACAGATGAAACTCATATTTTGCGTTTTGACAAACTGGATGATTTGAAACAGTCGATCAAAGACCACGAATCAATATACGGAGGCGGTGAATGAACACAATGGCGCAACGCAAGCTGTTTGGCCTTGCGGAAAATAGAACAGATGTATGGGCTACGCCTCAAGACTTCTTCGACAAGCTGAATGCTGTATTTAACTTTGACCTTGATGTTTGTGCTCTGCCAGAAAATGCAAAGTGTGAACGATTCTTTAGCCCAGAACAAAACGGTTTAAAGCAAGAGTGGACCGGTACTTGCTGGATGAATCCGCCATACGGCCGTGAGATCGTAGACTGGATAGCAAAAGCAGCTTACACAGCAGAACAAGGACATACAGTTGTTGCATTGGTTCCAGTTAGAACTGATGCACGCTGGTTTCAAGACTATTGTTTAGGGCGTGAAATCCATTTTATTCGTGGGCGTTTAAAGTTTGGTGGTTCTTCATCTAATGCGCCATTCGGTTGCTGTGTTGTCGTATTCCGTCCAAGTCTTAAAGATGTCCAGTGGGACAAAGGAGCCAGCCGTGAGTGAGTTTAAAGTCGGGGATTGGGTTAAACGCACAGACAAAATAACCGAGTCTATCTACCAAATAAGCAGTATTGATAAGGATCTTATCAAGTGTAATTTCATAAAGAATGGGGAAAATTGGCGCCTTCATACAACTAAAGGAGAGATTGAGTATGCCACCCCCGAAGAAATAGCAGCAGGCCACCGCATTGATAAACCCTCGGATTCGGGGGAATTAGAAACCCTAGACAAACCAGAAAACCACATTTCGCCGAATTGCGAGGTTAAAAATGGATAAGTGTAAACATGGATTTAACTCAGCGTGTCTGATTTGTGGATTTTCCCAAATTGAAGGTAACAAAGTTTGGTTTGATTGGGCTTTTCAGCACCAGCAAGCGAAAGTGGAGGAGCTGCAAAAGCGGGTGGATGCAGCAACAAAACAAGCTCAAAACGCATTGCAATATGTAGAAGAAGACATGCGTGGTAATCATGAGTTTCTGCAAATGGCAATGATTCGAACCTTTAAAGATTTAGAGCAAGCGCTCAAGGGGGAAGGACAGTGAAGCTAAGAACAATCCCGCAAGAGTATGAATCAATACAGTTTGAAGGAATCACAGAGGAACTAGAAGATTTCCTAAAAGGTACTGATTCAAAGGTGTATATGCAAGGTGAGTGCTTTGTATTGTCTGGGTTTATCGGGAATCATGGCATTGATATAGGAGATTATTTGTATAAAACAGATTCACCATTAACCCTTGTTCATGTCGCACATAACGATAAATCTTTCAGCAAATACTTTGAGGTGCTGCCATGACAGCATTCAAAGAGGCTCAAAGGGTCCAGTCACTGAAGGCAGCTCGTTCAAAGAGATTCAATAGAGTGCCAACAGAAGATCAAGAACAGATGACGCTCATGAGTTGGGCGCATCGTGTGAAATATGGGTCAGGTCGTTTGAGTGATTACTTATTCCATATTCCTAATGGTGGCTCAAGAAACATAATTGAAGCTGCAAAGTTCAAGAAGTTAGGCGTAAAGGCTGGTGTTCCAGACCTTCAGCTAATTGTTCCAAATGGTGAGATACACGGGCTTTGGATTGAATTGAAGTCAAAGAAAGGGAAGTTACAACCAAGTCAAAGGCTCATGATTCAACGCTTAGAAGAACAAGGTTACATGTGCAAAGTCTGCTTCGGTGCAGATGAAGCCATAGATGAAATTAAAAAGTATTTGATGATTTAGGGTGAGGGATAGATATGTGCGACATAGAAACATTAGGTTGGACCGAGGACGAAAAGTTTTTCGTTGTTAGAGTGAATCATGAGGTTGTTATTTGGGAGGATGACATTCGTGGTGTTTGCGGTATCTATAACTGCGATAAGTTTGCAGGCAAATATTGTGGATGTCGCTTTGTAGAGAAGTTTGCACTTGTTAATGGGAATGATGTGTATGTAAGTGCTCCTGTTATTGATCAAGAGTATTGCATTGATGACCCGTTTATAAAAATTACATTAGCAGAATTTAAAGAATTGAAAGGTTAGGGTGACGGTATGAATGCGGCAGTAGTAACACCAGTAATGGATTGGAATAAATACACAATTGATGGATGGCTAGAGCAGTTCGGCGCTTGGTGTGAAACTGTGCGCATGAAAGGAGGGGATTTACCAGATGGATTGCATATCAATCAGATCTATTGGCTAATGCGGGAAGCTGGGAAAGAAGCGCCAAGAGGTAAGGCTTACATTTGTTGTGAGATCAATGATTTTGAAGCGGATCAAGTGCAAGCTTTATTGCGTAGCATCTTCAAATCAGAATCAGTGGATTATCAGGCTAAATATGCTGTTATGTGCCTGGTTAAGCATAAAGTGGAAAATCGATCATTGAGTGCAGTTGCATCACTAACTAATCAAAGCAAGCCAATTGCACACATGATGATTAATTGCGGTCGGTTCTTTATCCACTCAAGAGACAACCGTTTAAAAATCTAAGACTATTGACTGGTATACCGCTGAATGATATATTTCTGGTATAGTGCGCTTGAGTAGTCAGGTTCACTAGCGTTATTTAAAAGCTCATCATCCGATGGGCTTTTTTGTTGCCTATCGAAAAGTGAGAAGAAGAATGAATAATTCAGCTATTGCTGTACAGAAGCTTAACTCAAAAACAGAAGCAGAACTTGAAGACTTGCAGAACATTTTGCAAAGTCAAATGCATCAAATTAGTGAATTGCGTTCTCGTTTAGGCATTGTGCTTTGTGATCGTAAGCAAAGTGGAGTTTGTGGCGAAGGTCCAGCAGAGCCTTATCAAAATTCCCCCCTTGTTGATAAGCTTAAAGAATTAAAAGCATTTGCTAGTCAAAACATTGCCGAGATTGGTTCAATCATTGATTCGCTAGAAATTTAAGTAAGTTTCTCTTAATTTAAGTAACTTTGCTTTTTGGAGGTTCACATGCTCCGAATCATCAGGCAAGTATTCTGTTTTCATGTTTGGGAGTATGAATCAGACATGTTCAATCAGAAAGAATGCAGAAAGTGTGGAAAGATTAAGTGTTTGTAGCCTCCTTATAGAGGTTCTTAATTTAGAGAAGCAAGTAAACAGTTAGGGTTAAACGTACTACCAATAAGATGCAAAACCTTAGTGCATTGGTCAGATACAGCTGAAGTGGAGGGTTGACGACCTCTTACTTGTTTCATCTAAGTTAAATTTGTAGCCCTGTCGTTTGACAGGGTTTTCTTTTTTGGGGTGTTTATGAAAGCGCAGAAATTAATTGAAAAGCTGGGCAAAGCGAAGATTTCAGACATCCTGAAAGAAGCCCATCCTGATGCAGTGTATTACGTAGATGAATGGAATGAACACTTTAAAGTGCATGGCTATTGTGCTGATAAATGCATTGTAGGAATAAACAATCCACATACTCATTACAAGCTAACGGATCTACAAGAAGCATTGGGGTGAACATGGACACAATCGAAGCGAAGAATAATTTAGAAATCTATAAACGTAATCTTAGTCGGTTAGAAAGCTATAACCATTTATTCAGCAGTCATACGTTTAAGACTGAATGTCAGCGTGAAGTAAATACTCTCAGAACCAGAATAGAGAACCTAGAAAATGCGTTCGAAAAAGAGGCTAAACGAAATAAGAGCGCTACCATGCGTTAGATGCGGCTATCCTCACTCTCAAGCGGCTCATTCTAATTCTGGTAAGCATGGCAAGGGCAAAGGAATAAAAGCCTCAGATGCGTTTACAGTGGCCCTCTGCCACAAATGCCATCACTTATTTGATACCTATCAATTAGGCACAAGACAAGAATCGGAAGAACTATTTGATGGTTGGTTAGAGAAAACAAAGCGGATGCTTAGTCTTAAAGATGGAGAAGATGATGTTTTTTAGAAATGAAAAGAAAGAAGAAACAGTATCTAAAGGCAACTATGTTGTGATTCTCCATAACTGGTTTATTGAAACTCATGGTTTTAAGCACTTTGAATTTTCTGACATGACAAGAGCAGAAGTAGAGAAAGAGGCTAAAGCTTTAAGACATGATCATGACTCTACTTTTAGTCATTGCGCTTATTACATCATGAAAGTTGAATAGATTAATCAAGCCACCCTCGGGTGGTTTTTATTGCGAGGTCAAAATGGAACCACGATTCGTCATCAAAAACCATTCTGACATCAACTATGTAATTGGCTATCTCAATAATAATCATGCAAAGGCAGCGAGTGAAGGGAAGCCTTTAGTGGTTTTAATTGCACCGCAAGAGAGAGACCGGACAAAGGCTCAAAATCGATTGTACTGGATGTGGCTTAATCAATGGGCTAAGCGTCAAGGAACAGATAAAGATTACGAGCATCTGTTCTTTAA